TGACCGATCCCTACACCGTGCTCACCGCCGACGCGATGGCGCCGCTGTACGCCATGGATACCGATCCCAAAGACACGCAGGACGCGATGATCGCGATCTATCGCTATGTCGCGCTGCCGAGCAGCGGCGAAACCGTGCAGGCGAGGTACTTCTGATGCCATACGACTCCGGCCCGCTGGTGTTTGCCCCGCCGATCGACACCATCGCGGCGTTGCGGGCGTATGCCGGCGTCACCATGCCGCTGTTCTACGTCGTGGGCTACTACGCGCCCGGCGACGGCGGTGACGGGTTGTTCGCCTATGTCGCCACGGACACCGCATCGGCGGACAACGGCGGCACCATCATCGTCGATGCCGCCGGGCGGCGCTGGCACCGCGAGAGCAGCGGCGATCCGGTCAGGGCGTGCTGGTTCGGTGCCAAGGGCGATGGCAGCACCGACGACACCGCGGCACTGCGCGCGGCGATCACCGCCTGCGGCAGCGGCACGCTGGAGCTGCAGGGCAACGCCGGCGACACGTTCATGGTCTCCGGCGTGCTCACGATCAGCCAGCCGCATCTCACGATCTACGGGCCGAGCGCGACGATCACGACCAACAGCGCGACGGCGGACGTGTTCGTCGTCAATGCCGATTTCTTCGAGCTGCACGGCGTCACCATCACCGCGTCGGTAACGCGCACCGCCGGCGCGTATGTGAACTTCAATGGCGGCAATTACGGTCACATCCACGATTTCACGATAACGGCGTTCTTCGTCGGCGTGCTGATCGGCAACGTCAACACGATCGGCGCCCATCTATCGCACGGCCGCTTGCAGCTTGGCGTGGCTGGCACAGCGAGCGGCATTGTCGTCAACGGCGGCGTCGATCATGTGCTCGACAACCTATGGATTGTCGGCGGCTCCGGCGCCAATCTAGCCAATGGCGTGGTGATAAACGCCTGCGGTGACATCACGCTCGATCACGTGTCCACGGTCTACGCCGGCAACGGGTTGGCGATCACGCCAGCCACCGGCGCCATCGCGCAAGTGGTGATGGTGTCCGACAGCTACTTTGACTCGGGTTCAGGCTCGGGCATCTACGTAGCGCCAGGCGGCGCCGTCCAGGCGCTGAAGCTCAGCAATGTGTGGAGCGCGTCCAATGCCGGCGGCGGTCTGACCCTAAGCCGCACCGGCACCGGCACTGTCGCGCAGGTGGATGCCGTCGGCTGCGTCTTTGCCAACTCCACCGGGACCACCACAAACGGCGTCACGATCAATCCCGGCGTGGGCAATGCCACCCTCTCAGGCTGCACCATGGGCAGCAACACCGGGGCCGGCGTGTTCATTGCTGCCGCAGTGTCGGCGGTCAAAGTGCTCGGCTGCACGCTTGGCGTTGCCGGCCAGTTCGTCGGCAATACCCTGTTCGGCGTCACGGTCGGCGCCGGCTGCACCAACATCGTCATCGCGAACAATATCTTCGCCGGCAACGGCTCGGGCGCGGTGGGAATTGCCGGTGCCGACCTCGCGAGCACGGCTAACTTCGTGCATGACAATGCCGGCTTTGCGGTGCGCAACCGCGGCCAAGCGACGCTCCCGGCCGGCACCAACACCAGCGTCGTGGTCAACCACGGCCTGATCGGCCAGCCGGCCTCGGTGACACTTACTAGCACCGCAACCGGGCTGCCGGTTGTGGTAACGGCCACCGCCACAACCTTGACGATCGTTGTCGTCGGCACGCTGGGCGGCCCGCTGCTGGTCTACTGGGGCGCCTACATGGGGCCGAACTCATGAGCATGCTCGCCCTGACGCTGCCGTGGCAGCAGACCACGCCGCTGCACACGCCGCCGCGCAACCTGGTCGCGGACGCCTCCGACAGCCTGTCGATGAGCGTCACCCTGGTCCAGAGCGACAACCCCGCAGCACCGCCGGCCGATCTGGTCACCGGGCCGACGTATCCGATCTTCACCCTCACCATCACCTACGCGCGGGACCGCTACGGCTGGGACTATGGCCGCGTGCCGTCGATGATCGGCAGCGTGCTGTGGTCCGGCACCGGCACGATCGACCCAACGCTGCCCGGCACGGTGGATTTCGTGCTGCCGACCGGCACCATGCAGGGCTGGCCGCAACGCTGCGGCTGGACCGTGCGGGTGGCGCATGACGCCACCAGCCAGGACACGCTCAGCAGCGGGTTCCTGCACCTCTCCGGCACCACCGAGGGCATGGTGGTCGACAGCGGCGGCACCGGCGGCACCATCAGCAGCGACAGCATGGCGGTGTGGTTCTCGACGCTGCCGACCACGCTGCCGCCCGATCCGGGATTGCCGTGGAATGACGGCGGCGTGTTGGCGTTCTCATGAGCGGATCCGCACCACAGGCCGCGCCGCCCGGCATGCAGCGGATCCCGCTGCCGCTGGAATCCTATCAGCATCCGTCGCTGCCGCTGGTGTCGAAGCGGCTCGTGAACATGATGGTCGAGCAGGCGCCGGAGGATGCACGCTCCTCGACGCCACTGATCTCCACACCGGCGCTGGAGTTCTACGCCACATTCGGCACCGGCCCGATCCTGGCGATGAACGACGACCTGCCGGGCCGCGTCTACTTGGTTTCGGGAACCCACTTCTTCCGGCTGATGTTCCAACTCGACGGCACCGTGACCAGCGATGACCTGGGCGATGTCGGCTCGCCTACCGGCGATGTGCCGCTGGTGACGATCGCCGTTGGCCAGACCGCGGCCGTGGTGTGCGTCTCGCCGAACGCCTACACCACCGGTCACGCGCCGGGCCAGGTGCTCAACCAGATCGGCGATCCCGCGTTTCCCGGCGCCCGGTCGGTGACCTTCTGCGACGGCTATTATGCGTTCTCGTCGAGCGACAATTCCGCGGAGTGGTTCATCTCGAAACTCGCCGATCCGACCAGCTTCGATGCGCTGGACTTCGTGTTCTCCGATGCGATGCCGAACGTGGTCCGCCGGCTGATCACCCATCGCGGCCAAATCTGGACCACCGGCGAAGGCGGCTTCGAGGTCTGGTACGATGCCGGCTCCTCGGGGTTGGAAACGGCGCCAAACACGTCATTCTTCCCGTTCCGTCGCGCCTCTGGCGGCGTGATCCCGATCGGCACCCAATCGCCGATGTCGCTGTGCCGGGCCGATAAATCGCTGTGGTGGCTCGGCGCCGACGGCGTGGTCTACCGCTCCATCGGCTATGAGCCGCAGCGGGTCAGCACCCATGCGATCGAAGCCATCATCGACCGCAACGTCCAAGGCCTCGATGCCCTGGTGCATGCCTGGCGGGGCCACTGGTTCTACTGCCTCACGACGTTAGACCACCGCACGCTGTGCTACGACATGGCGACCCAGAAATGGCACGAGCGCTCGACCAGCAACAACACCGATGGGCCATGGCGCGCGTATTCGGTGGCACTCAATGGCCTGCTGTTCGGCTCACGCATCAACGGCACCGTGTATCAGCTCTACAACGGCGCCATCGAGGACGGCATAACCGTGATGCGCCATATCGCGTTTCCGCCGCTGTGGGCCGGCACCAGGCGCGCGTTCTGCCACCGCATCGAGGTCGAGATGGAGGTCGGCGGCCCTGACCCGGCAGGCGACGTGATCATGGATTGGTCCGACGATGGCGGGCGAAACTTCCTGGGCTCGCGGCTGATGTCGTCCGGCGTGACCGGTGACACGCGGAAGCGGGTCTACGCCACCCGGCTCGGCAGCTTCCGCCAGCGGATGTTCCGGCTCACCACCAGCGGGCTGACCCGAGTATATGCGTTCGATGCCGATATCCAGGGCGGCGCGAGCTGATGGCGGCTTCAGATCCGGTCAAGGTGGTCGACCCGCCGGTGACGGTGCCACCGATTATCAGCACCGGCGCTCAGCAGCAGTTCTCGCAGTCGTGGACCGAGCACAACCAGAATGTCGCCGATCAGGTCAACGGGCTGCTGGCGCGCGAGGGCAGGGGCGTGACCGACGGCTCCGATGCCGCGGCCGGTCAGATCGGCGAGTATCTCGTCGCCACCGCGTCGGGCGTCGCGCTCGCCACCAACACACAGGCCACGGTGGTGTCGCTGCCGCTTACGGCCGGCGACTGGGACGTGACCGGCGACGTCGCGTTCCACATCACCGCGGGCACGGCGACGCGCTTCGGTGCCGGCGTCGATGCGATCGCGATGGACATCACGGCGACCATCCCGACCGGATCGGGCACGTGGCGGCTGGGTTCCGGCGCGCCGGTGCGGCACAGCCTGTCAGCACCAGGCACCGCGCAACTGGTGGCGATCGCGACGTTCAGCGCCGGCACGGTCGCCGCCGACGGGGTGATTCAGGCGCGTCGTGTTCGGTGAGGCCGTTTGTCGTATTCGCGCTGCCGCGCAGCCGGACGTGGTGGCTGGCGCAATGGCTCGGCGTGGCGCGCGGTGCGCCGGTCGCACATGACGTAGCGATCGAGGCCGACACCATTGATGCGTGGCTGGACGCGATCTTCCGCATCGGCGGCGCGGTCGAGACCGGATCGGTCGAGGCGTGGCCGATCCTGCGCCGCGCCATCCCGACCTGCCGCATCGCGGTCGTGCTGCGCCCGATTGCCGAGGTGGTCGCGTCGCTGGCGGCAATCGGCCTCGATCCGCCAATCGGCGACCTGAAGCAGCGGGCGGCGGCGCTCGAGGCGCTGGCAGGCCAGAACGATGTCCTCGCGCTGCGGTTCGCCGACCTGGCAGACCCGCGTGCCTGTGCGGTGTTGCAGGAGCACTGTCTGTGCCAGCCGTTCAACTGGCCGCTCTGGGTTGTCGCCGACCGGCAGAACCTACAGATCGACGTGCCGGCGCGCATGGCGCGGCTAGCGGTTCGCCGCGACGCGATCGAGCGGCTGAAGGCGGAGATGGCTGAACGGCTTGCGGAGCCGCGTCCGTTCGTCACGGTCGGCGAGGAGCGGTGGACCGACGTGGCGGATGACGTGGAGGCCATGGGCGCTGTGCACCACGCCGAGGCCACCGAGGGCGAGGAAGGGCCGTATCTGCTCGCCCGCGCGGTGCTGGCGCAGATGGATGGTGCCGGGCAGTGGCGTGTGTTCGTGGCGCGCGTGGATGGCGAGATGGCCGGCTATTGCTGCTGGTCGCGGCAATGGAACGGCGAATCCGACATGCCGCCGACTATGATGCACGGCCCCTATTATGTGGCGCCGGCGCATGCCCGGCACCGGCTCGGCGTGCGGTTGCTGCGGGCCTCCCGCGATGCCTTCGCGCGCGATGGGGTCAAGGCAATGCGGCTGCATCACACCACTCACGGACGCGGCGCGCGGGCCGGTGCGCTGTATCGGGCGCTCGGCGCAGTCGAGACGCAGCGCGAATATCTCTGGCGGATTGGAGCATAGCGAATGCCAAGTATCACCGCGCCGGTCATCGCAGCCGGTATTTCGGGCGCAGCCGGTATCGCCGGCAGTGCGATATCCAGCGGCAAGGCGGGCGCCGGCGCTGCGCAGGCGCAGCAGACGCTGGCGCAGCAGCGCAACGACCTGCTGCCGTTCATGACCGCCGCCGGGCCGACGCTCCAGGCGCAGCAAGACCTGCTCGGCCTCAACGGGCCGGACGCGGCGGCGACGGCGATGGGGAACTTCCAGACCTCGCCGGGCTATCAGTTCTCGCGCGATCAGGGCCTGCGCGCGGTCGATGCCGGGGCCGCCGCCGGGGGCATGCTGCGCTCCGGCGCGGCGCTGAAGGCGGAGCAGACGTTCGGCACCGGATTGGCCGATCAGGAGTTCACCAACTACTACAATCGTCTCATGGGCATCTCGACGCTGGGCGAGAACGCCGCGGCGGGTAACGCGACGACCGCCAACACCGCGGCGAACCTGGCGCAAGGTGCGGGGAACACCCAGGCAAGTATCTACGGCAATGCGGCGACCGGGCTAAACAACGTGGCGAACAATCTGCTCCGCACCCCGGGCCTGTTCGGCAGCGGCGATCCTACTGCCGGCCTCAACAATGCCAACCCGACGGTGAATTACGCCGGCACGACATATGGCACTGGCGGCCAGAGCTTCCCGTCCTTTAACCCGTCCAACCCGTCGGTATAATCCATGAGCGGCTATGCCAACATCTCGGCGTTCCCTACGGAGAACGAACTGCTGGCGCCGTCGTATCTGGCGATCAATCAGCAGCAGCAGGCGAACCTGAACCGG